CTCAGCTCCGAAGGTCGAGGAGGGCGACGGGAGCAGGATCTTGAACTCGACGCCGTCGGGCTTCGTCCCGCGGCCGAGCTTCGGCCGGGTCAGGAAGTAGCCCTGCGAGTCCGACAGCGAGTCGCCGTTCATGGGGTCGTAGAGACGCACGGCCAGGTCGTCGATGACGCCGGCCTCGCTGTCCTGCTGGGTCTTCTGCTGCGTCGTGAGGCGCTTGTAGGAGCGCGACGACGGCTGGACCGAGAAGGTGATGATGTAGCCGGCCTCGACGTTCTGCGACACCATGACGGTGCGCCCGTCGAGGCTGTACTCATACTCGGCGGCGTTTTCCTGGACGGGCTCGGCGGTGATCGAGCTGCCGTTGGAGAAGCCCTCGACGACGAAGCCTCCGACGGTGAGGCGAACCTTCTGCGGGTTGTAGCCGCGGGTGCGGGTGGTGGCCATGGTCTACCTCAGATCGCGTCGGTGGAGAGGTTGGCCTCAAGCGTCACCGTGATGGCGCCCTCGGCAGTCTGTGCGCGGCCCTCGAAGCGCAGGCGGCGGGCCGTGAGGTCGGCGGAGGTGATCGCCAGCGCGTCCCAGGCCGTCGTGTCGCCGCTGAGCGTCACGAAGTGCCCAGCCTTGACGCCGCGACCGAAGACGGCGTTGAGCGCCGCGAGGACCTGCTGCTGACCCGTGATGCTCACCTCGAGCTTCTGGCCCTCGTCGGACAGGCTGGCGATGAGGTCGGCGAGGGCCTCGCGGATGCGGACCTCGTACCAGGCGTTCGTGACGAGCTGCGAGCAGGAGCGCCCGTTGCAGTTCTGTCCTGGGTCGACGTAGAAGTCGAACGCCGTGCCGAACGGCAGGCCCACGTTGGATTCGTTGGAGCGGATGAACGCCTTCTGGGTCTGCGTCACGCCGGTGGTGAGCGCCGCGACGTTGTAGACCGGGGCGTTCCAGGGCGGCGACTCCTCGTCGGGGTCGAAGCTGGCCCGGTTGGCGAGCCAGCAGGCCGCGGCCGGTTCCGTGTCGGTGTCGTGGTAGATGTGGGCGGACCACTCCTTGCCGGCTGCCGTCGCCCACGCGGCGGGCAGACCGGCGGTGAGCCAGTCGGCGTCGTTGTCCTGCATCACCAGGAAGAACTTGTTGCCGTTCCCAGCCTTCGTCTCGATGTCCGCCATGAGCAGGATGAGATCGGCCGGGGTGCGCGCCTCACAGGTGACGTAGAAGAAGTCGGAGTCGTAGGCGATGGCAGCATCGAACGTCTGGACGAGGGTGCTCGGCGCCGAGAAGTCCGCGACCTTGACGCGGGCGAGACGGTTCCGGGTCTGCGACAGCATGTCGGTGAGGTCGGCGGCGGCCTGGGCACTGATCTCGGCCGCGGCGAGGGCGGCGGCGACCTCGGCCACCGACGAGTACGTCACCACGGTTGTGGCCAGGGTGGCGGCGCTGGCGATGTAAAGCACGTCGAAGCTGGCCCCGCTCGTGTAAAGCGCGGCGAGGTTGACCGTGATGTCGATGCGGTCGTTGTGGGTGTTCGGGTCCAGGTAAGCCATGGAAGGCTCCTACAGGGCGGAGAGGTCGTAGGTGCGGGACGCGTCCATCTCGTCGGCCTCGTCCTCGTTGAGCGTCACGGTCGTGACCACGTCCTCGAGAGGTACGCCGGTCGCGGTGCCGCTGGTGATCTGGTAGTGCCCCTCGAACTCGCGGATGAAGCGCGGCTCGAACGAGGTGTCGCGGACGGCTGCGTCGGGGGTCGCGCCGCCGAGCGGGAACAGGCTGATCTTGGCGTCGGTCAGGCTGTCCTGCGTGGAGTCGAGCTGGAGCGACAGGACGGCGTCCTGGAGGTACTCCTCGGCGCCGGCGCCGAAGCCCTGGACCGACACCGTGAACGACCGCTGGCCGCGGACGGCGTTGACGGGGTTGCTGCTGCTGATGGTGCGGATGACCTCGTCCCAGCCTTCCGGGGTGTCGTGGGCCAGCACCTTGACGGTGAGGTACGGCATGGCCGGCCGGGGGCCGTCGTCCTCGGCGACGATGACCTTGGCGTCGGTCAGGGTGAGCGCGGTCTTGAGCCAGGAGCGGACGGCCTGGAGGATGTCCTCGTGAATGCTCATCCCGCCTCCCGCACCCGCGACACGGTGACGCGGTTATGGTCGTAGAGCCCGTGGGGCTCGACCTGGAGGACCCGGTAGTAGGTGGTCCCGCTGTCCCAACTCACATGGTCGGCCTCGACGCCGTCGTGCTGGCTGGAGGTGCGAACGTCGGCGGTCGTGAAGAACACGCGGGAGTCGGCGTTGCGCTCGCCCTCGGGGAGCATCTGGAGCTCCTGGGCGGACAGCGTCTGCGGCTCGCTGCCGGTGATGCTCGACGTCGAGGACGTGGTCGACCACCGGCCATCCGTGCCACGGGAGCCGCTGGCGTACCGCTTGCGCGTGATCGTGGTGAGCGTGAGGATCATCGGCGCACGCTCATCTCGACCTTGTGATCGATACTCTGCCGCATCCGGCCTGTCTCGATCAGCGGGTTCTCGCCGGGGTACTTGCGCTCCAGGGTGGATGGCGCGTTGGGCGGGTCGCGAAGGTCGCGGATCGTGTCCTTGACGTCGCGGACGGCTCGAAGGCCGAGCCTGCCCAGGCCGCGCTCGATCTCCTTGAGCATGCCGCCTTGCGAGCCCTTGATGACGCGGTCGACCGAGCTGCCGAGCACCACCTTGATCTCGTCGGCGTACTCGTTCTTGTTCCTGTCCACCGTGCTGCGCAGGAAACTGCGCTCGGGTACGCGCCCATCTTCGCTGCCGAACTCGTTGACGGAGGCGTACCCGACCAGGGTGATACCGCCCTCGTCGTCCATCTCGCCGCCCTTGTCCTGGAGGATGCCGACCAGGACCCGCGACGCACGCAGCTTGCGCATGTCGCGCACGAGTGCGTCGTAGCCGTGATCAACGTCGGTCACGCGGACGGTCACGAGATGAGCCCGAAGCCGACTTCTGCCCGGCTGTTGCGGATCTGGAGGTACGCCAGCCCGTGATGGGTCTGGCGGTAGTAGTCGTCACCGACTGCGCGGGACGCCGACTGCGGGCCCCCGAAGGCGATGGACAGGTTGCCGGTGCCGATGGAGGTCACGGCACCGACGCCCGCGCTCCCGGCCGAGACGGCCTGGGCGCGGGCGGCGAGGGTCAGATCGTGCGCGGCGATGCGAGCGAGCGCCTCCGTGTACCTGGCCCCGAACGTCGCCGAGTCGACGCGGAGCGCGGCGGAGGTGACCGCCAGCTCCACGTTGGCATCGGAGACGGAGGCGAGATCTGGAGCGAGCCACGCCTCCCGGAACGCGGTCAGAGCGGCGCTCATCCGCGGCGCCTACCGGAGCTCGAGGTGCGGTCCGCTGGCCTCGGGAGCCGTCTTGAGCAGGGACTGGAAGTGCCTGAGGCCCAGGAGCGCCTTCTCGTCGTCCGCCGACACCTGGATCTCGTGGCGGTAGGCGCCCGGGACCTTGGCGTCGCACTTGGCGCCGAGACGGATGCGCCGGGGCTCGGTGCCCTTGGCTCCCCGAATCGTGAACTCGAGCCGGTCATCGCGGTTGTTGCGGAGGGTCTTCATCCTACACCTCGTGCCAGGAGATGACGTTGTTTCCGACGTTGCCCATCTTCACGCCGCCGTACCCGGCGACGATGTAGGCGACCTGGCCGAGTCCCTCCTGGACGATGGGGAGCATCGTCGGGGGCATGACCGACATCCACTCGATCCCCTCCTCGTCGGAGCGGTAGAACAGGATGCCGTCGGTGCCGGAGGGGCCAGCGCCGGACAACTCGGGGGCCGTCTCCCAGCTCTTGATGTGCGGGCACGCGGCCTTGATGAAGTCGAGGATCGAGGTGTCCGTGGTCGAGCTGCGCGGCGTGCTCCCCAGGTAGCTCATGATCTTCGGCGACATGGCGCAGGCGTTGGAGCTGAACGTGGCGTCGGACTCGTCGTAGGCGTAGTAGGCGAGGCGGTTGATCTCGGCGATGATCTCGGCCGGCGTCGAGTCCGCGGAGATCGCCACCGCCGAGTACGCCTTGTCGATGTAGGGGTAGTTGATGACACCCCACAGGTCGGCGTCCTCGCGCCCCAGCCAGATCGCGCGGTTGAGCGTGCGGTCCAGGATGGAGCGGCCCTTGCGCAGCTTCCTGCCCCAGGTGTCGTTGCCCGAGAAGCCGTCGGCCAGGCCCTGGAAGAAGTCGGTGTCGGCGGCGACAGCGAAGTACCTCACGGGGCGGACCATCTCCGTCTGGCCGACCTCGACGCGCCCGATGTTGCGCGCCGATCCCGAGCGAACCAGGGTGGCCTCGCCCGCGCCGAACTCGCGCGTGGCGATGTACTGGAGCGCACCCGGCTTCACCTCGGTGTTGCGCTTGAACAGGCCCATGCCGGTCATCGCCGGCAGAGGCTCGGTCATCACGCGCTGGAGGCGCTGGGTGAGCTGGAGCGCGCCCTGGTTGCCCATGGACGCGGAGAAGGCGTCAGCGCGGCGGTCGCCGTACATCTGCCGCATCTGCGCGTCCAGGCGCCACCAGGTCATCTCAGCGAAGACGGCCTGGAGGTCGCGGACCTCGTGGCCGTTGCCGTCGTTGCGGACCGGCGCCGTGCGGTAGGCGTCCTCGATCATGTGGATGACGGCTTCGGAGTTGGGCATCGGCGAGCACTCGCCGCGGCCGTCGACGTGGAACATCAGGGTGGACATCAGTAGACCCTCCGCGCGGCCTGGGCGTTGACCCGCAGGAGCGCGATGCTGGCGCTGCCGGTGCTGCGCTCGTCCCGTTCCCACCGGGCCACCTCGGGGGGCAGCCAGACGTAGTCGGTACCGATCGCGTTGTAGAACTTGCCCTTGGTGGCGCTGGCGAGGCTGACGTAGACGCCGTCCCCGTAGCTGATGCTCTGGGCGCTGCTGACCCAGATGTCGCCTTCGTAGACCGTCTCGACGCCGACGTTGGCGGGGTAGGCCGGGTCATCGCCGCCGAGGGTGGTGTCCTCGATGTCGTGGCGCCGCTTGCTGACGCCCGCGAAGACGCGCATGAAGCTCGTCGCCGTCGAGGGGCCGGTGGTGTACGCCTTGGTGACGTCACCAGCAGCACCGCCGGCCGTGGTCCAGAACTCGAACTCGTCGCCCGGGTTTTCGGCGGTGATGGTGATGTCGTCGCCGTTGTTCGCCGCCACCAGGCCGTTGCCCGCGCCGAACTGGGCATCGAACAGCGTGTTGAGGTTGGCGGTGTGGTCGGTCAGCGTCTGGGCGTGGGAGGCGTTGAACGGCGTGTCCACCGTGAACTGCTTCCCGCGGAACTGAACCTTGGAGTTCAGGCTGCTGTTGGCCGCGACGTCGACACCGACGGTCACCGTGATGACCTGGGCCGTGAAGTCGCTGGTCGTGGCGACGTGCCCGACGGGATCCGCTTCGTCGGTCATGAACCCGGTCTTGACCATCGCGAGGCCGAAGCTGACGGGGTCCGCCGAGTCGGTCGCGGTCGTGGCCGCCACCGCGCCGAGGTCGCCCGTGCTGTCGTCGTCGACGCTGACGGTGTAGGCGATGCCCGGGTAGACGCCGGTGAGGGTCAGGGTCGGGCTGGTGCCGCTGGGCACCATCTTGCCGCGGACCGCCGGGGCCGCGTTGATGGCGGCGATGAGGCCGGCGTGGATCTCGGCGACCGTGGCGGTGGCGTCCGAGGTGTAGCTGGCCGACTCACCGTCGATGGTGACGGTGTAGGGCGTCGAGTTGTTCGCGCCGCCCACTGTGATGGTGCTCACCTGCTTGGTGGCGGGCGCCTTGTTGGTGAGCAGCTCGGCGAGGTAGTTTCCGATCACCTGGCCGATGAACGCCTGGGCGTCCCTGCTCTGGACCTGCCCTGCGCGGATGTGGAAGCTGGCGCCGCTCACAGGGCACCTCCGTGGATCTTGTTGTGGGCGTCATCGTGACGGGCCCAGGGGTCGACGTTGACCTTGGGCGCGTTGGGGTCGGCAACCACCTTCACCGGCGGCTTCCGGTCACCCATCCAGCCGTCGTACCGGGTGTCGGCCGGGGCGGCGCGGACCACGTCGAGCACGCCGTCGATGCGGGCGGCGCTGGCGTTGTCGGGAAGGTCCTTGACCGCGGTGCGGGCGACGGCCAGTCGGAGCGCGTCGAGCTTGAGGCCGTCGTGCTTCACGCCGACCCTGTCGGCCAGTGCCTTCATGCTCACCAGCGAGGCCGCGTCGGTCTTGATGACCTCCTCGGCCTTCATGGCGTCCACCTCGGTGGTCGCTTCCATCGCGCTCTCGCATTCCGCTGCGCAAGCCACACAGGCGGCCTTGCAGGCCACACAGGCGGCCTTGCAGGCGTCGCCCGATTCACCCATCTTTTCGCACTCCGCGATGCAGGCGTCGCAGGCCGCGGCGCACTCGTCGCAGGCCGTCTTGCAGGCCGCGAAGTCGGCCGCGTCCGTGCGCTTGGCCGACAGGGCGGTGACCTTGTTGGCGGCGGCGGTGACACGGGCCATGGGCGCGGCGAGGGTGACGCGAACCGCATCCGCCTCGTCGGCGCGCTTCTTGGCGGCCTTCGCTGCGGGGAGGAGCTCGGCGAGCAGGCCGTCCTCGGAGTCGGTTCGTGCGACTCCGAACAGCGCCGCGAGCTGGATCAGGGTGGGCTTCATTGCGATCCTCTCGGGTGGGGTGGGTTCGGCGCCGCCGGCCCTGCCGTCGGTGCGCACTGCGACCGCGTCCTGTGAATCGACGCGGAGACGGACGGTCGGGCCGCCGCGGGCGGACTCGACCAGCGCCAGGTGGTTGGCGGTGCGGGCGATTTGGCGAGCGTCGTAGGCGCCCCAGCGCGGGTGGGTGCCGGGCGTCTCGTCGATCTCGACGATGTAGCCGGGGCTCAGCTCGACCCGGGTGCCGCCCTCGACGTCGGCGATCGCGTCCTTGCGGCGGACCGCGATGCTGACCTGGACGTAGCCGCCTTCCGCCTCGTCCAGGATGACCTTGGGCTGGCCGTCAGTGTCGCCCACGCCGTACTGCTGGACGTTGTCCGGCGACACGAACTCGGGCGGGTGCTCCCTGGTGACGGCGGCACGCCCGAGGGTGCGGGCCATCGAGGTGAGCGCGTCGGCCGTCACCAGCTCGCGACGCGTGCGACCGTCCGCAAGCTGGTAGGTCAGGACGCCTTCCCGTGCGACGATGCCGTCAGCGAGTAGAACGCCGTCCGATTCGCGCCGACGCGGTGCCCGAAGCGCCCACGGCGACATCTCGTCGTAGCGCCTGATGGCGGCAGGTTCGGCGGAGTCGGTGCGGCGAGGTGACACGATTTATAGATCCCGGTCGACGAATAGTAGACTACGCCGGGAGCGGACGCGTGTCAATCCCGGATCGCGGGCGACGCCGGACGTGTGGAGCGGTTCGCGACGGGTCGCACCAGCCTCGAGGTGACGTGTCGGGCTCGGCTGCGTGCGGCGCCTGCGGGCTACGTCGTGCTGGGGCCCAGACCAACGGCCGCGGGGTCGCCAGCCTTCAAGGCAGCCAACCTCTTAGCGTTCCAGTCCGAGAAGCCGGAGCGGTTCGTGATCTCGCCCTTGACCGTCGGCGACTCCTGGAGGATGTAGATCTCGCGCTCCTTGCGCGCCTCGGCCTCGGCGATGAGGCGGGCCTTGTCGGCGTCGTCGAACACGGGCTGGGCCACGCACCTGCACTGCCAGACCTCGCCCGGATGCCCGCGCGTCCCGCGTAGGTCCGCGACCGGCGGCTCTGCCCACTTCTGGATCGACCCATCAAGGGCGGCGTGCTCCTGCCTGACCCGGCCATCCCCCGACGTGCTCCACTGGTACTCCACCACGCCGAGGGTGGTCTGCCGGTGCTGGTTCACCGCGCTCACCACCTTGGCCGTCTGGTCGCGAGCGTAGAAGCTGGCCTGGGAGTAGCTCACGTCCCAGCGGTCCATGATCTCGTCGCGGAGCACCTTGGTCGGCTTCCCCGTCGCCAGGGTGTCGCTCACCAGCATCTGCAGGTCGTCGAGCGTGTCCACGCCGAGCCCGGTGATCGCCTGGACGTTGGTGCTTACCCACTCCGCGATCTGGGCCTCGGCAAGCCCGCCGGACGCGAAGGGGATCCCGAGCACCCGGCTCACAGCCCGGTCCACGCCGCCGGTCACCCACTCGTCGATCGAGGTCGCGACGTAGTAGAGCCCCTCAGCGCCCGTCGTCGAGACGGTGATCCATGTGTCGTAGGTCGCCTGGAGGATGGCCTCGATGTGGAGCAGGTCGTCGATGCGGCTGTCGGTGCGTGCTGCCGCCGCTCGGCGCTCGGCGCTCTCCATCCTCGCCAGGATCGGGTTGATCTCGCCCATCGCTGCCCGCTGGACGGCGCGGATCCGTCCGCGCAGCGTGCGCTGGTACAGCTCGTCGAGGGTGTGTGGGTAGCGGATGGCGCGAGGGCCTCCGCTCGCGTCCTCGCGGGCCAACTCGGCGGCACGGGTGGCGCGGCCCTGGGCGGCGGCCTGGGCGTGCGCTGCTCGCCTGCTGGCCTCGGAACCGGGCTGGTAGGTGAACACCCTGCCCGAGCGGCCCCAGCGGTAGCCGGGGCGGCCGTTCGCGGTGGCGGGCTGGACGGGCACTACGTCATCTCCCACCGCTCGTGGGGCGGCACCCATTCGTCCTCAGCGCACAGGTCCACCGGGATCTGGCGCAGCCCGCTCCCCGCTGGGTGCGTGTCGAGCACCAGGGCGAGCTTCCCGATCCGGTCCCGAATCCAGGGCGGCAAGTCCTGCCACGCCTCCTTCGCCGCGTCGCAGGCATCGGCGAGGCGCCCGGCTGGCTCGGAGAGGGGCGACCAGTCGATGTGGACGCCCTGGCCGTCCGCGCATGCGCGGATGCCCGTCTCGTGAAGGCGGCGGGCGAGGTTCACTTCGCGGCCTCGCCTGGCTGCGCTGGCGCCTTGACCACGGCGGGTGGGGTGATCCCCTTCATCGCCGCAACAAGGTCCCGCGCCCGACCCGGCGGCACGATGCCTTCCAGTAGAAGCCTGGCCGCCTCCTCGCTTAGGTCTCCTGTCACCACCGACGCCAGGATGCCTTGGGCGGCGGCGATTTGCGCGCCGTTGAGCGGTTTTACTTCTTCGGGCAACAGGGCCTCGGTCTCTGCCGCGGCGGGCGGCTCGACAACCGGGGCACCTAGTGCAGTGTCGGGCGCGCCCGGTGTCGACCCTTGCTGCTCGACCGTGGCGGCCCCTGCTGCCCCCCGCTTCGCAATCGCCTCCGCGATGCTCGCCTCCATCGCTGCCCGCATCTCCTCGTCGACGGCCTCGTCCTCGTCGGTCGGCGGCTGGATGTCGAACCGGAAGGCGCCCTCGTCGTAGCGCGAGCGCCGGACGCGGTCTGCGGTTAGCACGCCGTCCGCGATCGCGATGGTGTCGGCCTGGGTGTGGGTGAGGCGGGCCAGGGCACGCTCCGTCTCGCTCATCTCGCCGAGCGGCTCGAACTTGAGCCACCAGCCTTCCGGCTCGGCGCCGATCTCGGAGTGGTAGAGGCAGCGGTAGAGGAACTCCAGGGGGTCGCGGTACCGCTCCTCCTGGTGCGCCGCGATGCGCGCGTACCAG